ACTCTGGGACGCTGTTAAAAATTTGAAAGCTGACATTTCTAAGCTGCGAGAAGAATTGCCAAAAACTTACGTTGTAAAGGACGATTACAAATCGGACCTAGCAGAAATAAAATTTATGCTTAACAAGATTTTTGATAGGCTTGAAGGAAAGCAGGACAAATGATTACCGGCCTTGGCGCAGTATCCGATTTAGCCAATACAGTCATCGGAAAAATATGGCCTGACAAGACTGAGGCTGAAAAGCAGCAGCTTGCCGCAGCAGTGATGGTTGTCCAAGGGCAGCTAGACATCAACAAGGTTGAAGCGGCAAACCCTAGCGTTTTTGTCTCGGGCTGGCGTCCGTTTATCGGTTGGGTATGCGGCGCGGCGTGTGCTTGGAATTGGGTCGGACTACCTGTTGCCGCAATGGTGCTCAAGGTCTACCAGATTGAGATTCCCCTGTCACCGGCCAATCTCACCGAAATGCTACCCGTGCTAATGGGTATGCTTGGGCTTGGTGGCTTGCGTACCATTGAGAAAATCAAAGGCGTAGCAGCGCAATGAACCTCTCCCCTCACTTCACCCTTGCTGAACTGACTCACACTGACCACCGGACGCTGGACAACTCGCCCAAGCAAGAGGAGATTAGCAACCTCCAACGACTGGCGCAACTCTTGGAACAGGTCAAGACTGCCTTCGGCGGCAAGCCTGTGATAATTAACTCTGCCTTTCGCAGCAAGGCCGTGAATGACGCCGTTGGCTCCAAAGACACATCTCAGCACCGGCTCGGCTGCGCGGCTGACATTAGGGTGCCAGGAATGGCGCCAGACGCCGTTGTGCGGGCCGTGATAGCCGCTCAGCTACCTTATGACCAGATCATCAGGGAGTTCGACGCCTGGACGCATATCAGCATCCCAAACACGGATGAATTACTTCCGCGTCGGCAGGCTCTTATTATTGACAAGACCGGCACTCGGCCATTTGCCTAACTAAGTGCCTTTGCTTTTGTATCGCTGATGCGCGTCAGAACCTGGCCGCACCGACAACATTTGATCTGGCCGGTATGCTGGGCGCTCTGACAAATTAATTACTGGTGCTGGTGTTACTTTGACTTTAACGCGTGGCGGGTCGAGGAAGTTAAGAAAATCACGTAGCTCTCGCGCCTTGCGCTCGCGATGCCCATTGCGGGGTTTACTCACAGCAAAGCCCCTATCCCCAAGCCCACACAAACTACACCAGCCCAACGGGTTGTGGCGTGAAGCCCAAACATCATCCCGATAGCCCCGAACACGGCCAGAGCTACGCTGTTAAATTCTAGTAGTGTCATGTGTTCCCCCTTGCTCGGATTGCAGCGGCTAACGGTGTACGAATTTTGCTGGGCCAGTCAGGCAGTTCTAGAGTTTCACACACTCTCGCACAAGCCTCACGCTCGTCGGCACGGATAGCTGCTTCGTCTACCCACGGGCGCTGATCTGGGCTTTGGTTTTTCTTTGCAAGAGATTTAAAAAAATCATTGTCCACCGGCTCCTGCTCTGTCTGTGCCATTTTGTTGGCGTCAACAATATGGAGTGGTTTTTTCATGGTCTTTTTCCTTCTTTCAAAATTTCCAATCGTTCCCGATTGGTTCTAAGGGTGCAGTAGCGTTGGTGTATACGCTCCAGCATGGACACTCTACGGTGTTTTAATCTTTCTTCATCCAACAAAACCAACAAGTCGGCTTCACTGTAATTCGGTAGTTCACTCTGAAATTTGCGCCAAGTCAGCAATTTTTTTCTCCAAATCGGCAATGCGTGCCGTAATCTTGTTGTAGGCCCGTGATGCCATATTGTTTGTACGGGTGCGAATAGTTAGTTCCGCTTGCGCGGCCTTTAACTTGGCTTTGAGTTGTGTAAGTCGGTTCATGTTCTAAAGTTTATCACAGTTTTTTCTACTTGGAATCTTTTTTCAACATCATTCCGCTGGCTGTTCCAGGATCAATCACAATCCAGCCGTTTTCATGGGGTTCAATGATCTTGGCTTCAATCAATGGCTTGATGTATAAGCCGCTGCTGGTATCGTTGGCAGTAATGTAATTGAGCAATCTTTTGTATTTTGTGTTGTCTGACCCAAGGCCGTTTTTCTCAGCCCACTCAAAGAACGCACTGCGTGTAAGGTACGGTGCGCCGCCTCGATCTTCTGCACCCTTAGCAAACCATGCGCGCTCAAACGATGAAAAGCCAAGAGCATCGCTTTTGCTTTTTGTTTCCGGCACTTTGCCCTTGACCACAACGGCGCTGGTGACTGCATCTCCATCTTCATCCAACCAGCCAGGTATCGCCACTGATTTCAGGTCAACATAAACCGGCGCTGCCATTTCAGCGTCTTTTGACTTTCGTTGAACAATCTCAATAGACTTATCGCCCTTAGAGGGTATGACGCTAATCTCAATGTCCAAGGCTCCACGCCATGCGCTAGAGCCTCTGGCACGGTGCTGGGCATCCTCGCTGACGCCTGTATGGTGAACAAGAATGACGGTGCATGCAAACTCTTGCATGAGCGCAGCGCAGGCGTCTAGCATAGTCTTGGCGTCTTGGGCGCTGTTTTCGTCACCGGCCATAAAGCGGTGAAGGGTGTCAACCGTAATAACATCAGGCTTAACTTTTAGCGCCCGTATTGCCTCTACCACCTTCAAGTAGCCCTCTGCGGTGTTGAGGTCTACGCCCGACTTACTGACCCACATATTGAGGCTGCTGACACTGTTATGGTGCTTCCACGCCGCTATCCTTGAGCGCAGTCCGTGGTGGCCCTCACCGGCCAAATACACCATGTTGCCTGGCCTAACTTTGTGGCCGAACCAAGTTGCCTTGCCTGACGCAATGTGCAGCATCCAGTCTAGCGTCACGAATGTCTTACCGCCACCACTAGGGCCATGCACCATTACCAAGGCTTTGTCCTGTATCCAGTGCTTCACAAGCCACGAAATGGGCGCTGGTTGCTCTGAAAACCCGTCGGCATGGATGAGGTAGTCCATCACTGGTACGTGGGGTTTGAGCAACAGAGCCAGATCATGCCCCGACTGAACGTAGTCGTTGGCGTCACCTAAGACTGGTGGTGTTGTCATGCGTACCCCAAACTTTGCACTGGCTTGCTCTGCGTAGCGTTGCCCCACACCACTAACGTCGTTATCGGCAACAATGCAAATGTCCATCGTTGGGTGGCTTGCTTTAAGGATGCCCGTCACCGGCACAAGATTGCTGGCGCTGTAAGCCACGGCGCAGGGCTGGCCTGTGACTTCGGCAATGGTGGCCGCTGTTGCAAAGCCCTCTGCAATGTATAGCGTATCGGCGTCATCCATGCTGCCAAGTAGCCAAAACATGGAACCGGTTGCGCCGCCTGGGTGGTACTTTTTGTCTCCATCTGCTGCAATGTATTGGATGCTGGAGAGTTCTCCGTCCTCGTTGTACAAGGGAACCATCAGCCTGCCGTCACCCGTGATTCGTGCGCCGTGCGGCTGTATGCCTTTTCGCTGTAAGTAGGGATGCTCAGGACTTGCGGCCCCTGCCTGCGACCAGATTAAATCCACGGTGTTGGCGGCCACTTCGCGGGTCTTTGCTTGCTCTACATCGCGCTGGGCCTTGGCCTCTGACAGTCTGCGAGACTGCGCCATTTCCTCTGCTACCGTAAGGCTGCGGCCAATGTCTGCCTTCCAAGTAAGCTCAACGCCTGACCTCCAGCAGCCAAATCGCCCTGCCGGTACGCCATCTGAAAAGGCTATGTACCAACCTGGCTTATCGTGGCCTTTTTCGCCCTTTGTCCCGCTGTTAAAGCGGTGGACTTTACCGTCTAAATGTATGGCCTCCGGTGGCTTTAGCCCTGCGCCTAGCATGGCGTCTTTTAACTGTATTTCAGGGGAATCTACTTGTTTTTCTATTGGTGGTGACCAAGGGCCACCGAAGATACTTGCGAGGTCTGACATGAAAATTAGTCTCCACAGAAGCAGGCTATTGCTTCTTCGTTAGGGTCAAAAAGGTTGGTTTGGTCTTTGCTGTATTGCAGCATTGAAGCGTAGCTAGGGCGGTCCGAGCGGAAGGTGCCAATGGTTTCTTCCATCTTGGCCCACCATACAGCGCGTTCTGGTTTCTCTTGAATCAGGCTCAAAATTTGATGCGGCCCTTTCAAAAAACACAGATCACAATTGCCTGATGCAGTCACCCCATCTCGGAATGACAAGCCAAGGTCAAACGAATGAGTGCGCCAAAATTCTTGAACCGTGTACTGGATGACACCAGCATCAAACAAAGGAATTAGCTTGCTTTCCCGCATCTTGGCGGCGCGTCTTGGCTCATCTGCCCGTAGCCCCACCATTGTTTCAAAGTCGGGTTTGCCGATGCTTTTAAAGTACCTCTCAATCGTCAAAACTTTCAACTCACCAGTGCAAAATCGTGCCACTGGGTTTGGCAGATAGTTGCGCTTGCGAATCAACGCTTCAAATGGCTCACCGTCACGGCTGGCGCTGTCAAAGTCCACAATCTCAAACTTGGATTTGGTATCGGAAAACTCCAACCACACAATTGGCACCCCCCAATTCACCGAGCAATCACGCACAAACCGTAAAGTCGCCTCATCTTCTTTACCGGTGTTGGCAAAACAAACAATCGCCTCCTCTGGCAGTTTGCCTCCGTTGTTCTGTAAGACACGCCAAAGCATATAGGCGCTAGTCCTGCCTCCGCTAAAGCTAATGCACGTTGGTTCGGTGATTTTGAACGGGTCACTCATCTTTTTTTGCCTTGTTGTTAAAAAGTTGTTGACACTGTAGCACAGAACTATGCTATGATCTAGCCACGTTCCGAACTGAGTCCAGACGGGAACGCAACCAGAAGGAGAGCCACATGGCTATATCGTTAAAGCGCACCAGCGGCCTGACAGCCAACGGTGTAAAGTTGTTGGTCTACGGGCCAGCCGGTGCGGGTAAGACAAGTCTGATTAAGACGTTGCCGAGCCCAGTTGTATTGTCTGCCGAAGGTGGATTATTGTCTATCCAAGACGCTGACCTTCCTTACTTGGAAATTACAAGTATGGACGATCTGCGGGAAGCCTACTCATGGGTGCTTGAGTCAGAGTACAAGTCTGTGGCGTTGGATTCAATTAGCGAGATTGCAGAGGTTTGCTTGAACCATGAGAAAAAGGTCAACAAAGACCCACGCGCCGCCTATGGTGCAATGCAGGAACAGATGGCCGACATCATTCGGGCATTCCGCGACATTCCTGGTCGCCATGTTCTGATGACTGCCAAGCTGGAGAAAACCCAAGACGAGATGGGGCGTGTACTGTATAGCCCTTCCATGCCAGGCAACAAGACCGGCCAAGCGCTGCCGTATTTCTTTGACGAGGTGCTGGCGCTGCGGGTTGAGAAGGACGCTGATGGCAACACCCAACGCGCCCTGATGTGCGACTCTGATGGCCTGTGGCTTGCCAAAGATAGGTCAGGCAAGCTCAGTGCATGGGAAGCCCCTGACTTAGGCGAGATTATTGCCAAGATTGGCGGTGCAGCATGAAGACCACAATTAGCCTTTCTGACTTAATTGAAATCCAGAATGCTTTTAACAGGTTGCAATCGATAGTTGACGAGGTGTACTTGAACGCTGGTCAATTTGAACGCAAGATGGATTGCGTCAGAGGCCGCGTAGTACTTAAGCGCGTAATGGCTTCATTGGACGCAGAATTTGAGGTGACAGAATGAGCCTATACCAACGCTGGCTGGAAGTTAAAAAGATGGAAACTCTTGCGGTGGCCGAGCGCCGCGAGTTGGAAGACTTGATGGCTGTGCAATTCGCTATCCCGAAGGACTTGGACGGCACCATCAAGCAAGAATTAGACGGTTACATCATTCGCATGGAAGGCCGCATTAACAAGAAGATCGACGCCGACAAACTGCAAGTGCTGGCCGCGGAAGCCGGTATATCTGAACACCTTTCCAGCCTTTTTCGCTGGAAGCCTGAGATCAATGCAAAGGTCTGGAATGCTGCGTCTAACGCCGTAACCCAGCCTTTGCTTGGTGCTATCACGTCTACCCCTGGACGCCCTACTTTTACTATCACTAAGGATTAATCATGGCTTTTTTAGACGAAGAATTTAGCGTAGATACGCTGCCCGTTGGCAACAACAACTTTGAACCACTGCCCGAGGGTTGGTATAACGCCAGCATTACGGGTGCTGAGATCAAGGAAACCAAAGCGGGTGACGGCAAGTACATTGCCTGCAAGTACACAATCACCGGCCCGAGCCATCAAGGTCGCGTGGTGTTTGGAAACTTGAACATCAAGAACGCCAGCACCAAGGCCGAAGAAATTGGGCGTTCACAGTTGGGTGACATCATGCGGGCTATTGGGCTTGGCAAGGTGTCAGACACAGACCAACTGATTGGCGGCAACCTTGCCATTAAATTAATAGTAAAAACTGGTGAGTACGCCGGTAATGAGATCAAGGCGTTTCGTGCTTTGAGTGGCTCTGCCCCTGCGCCGGTTGCGCCGTTCAAGCCTCTTGGCTCTGCGGCTCCAGCCAAGGCTGCACCACCTTGGGCTAAGAAGTAAGCAAAAAAAAGACCCCGCTGATTAAAGCGGGGTCATCAATCAACCAACCAAGGAGAACACACATGAAAAT